CCGCGAATCAGCACCGGGGTCAATGCGTCGACGTACACGTCTAACGACGGTCTCGTCAAGCTGACGGCTTCGCACCAGTACGGTAAGCGGAACCGTCACCTGATCCGACTGGATCACGCAAAGATCGCTCCGGATCCCCTCATCTCGAACCAGAACATTCGGTTCTCGATGGGAGCTCACCTCGTCATGGATGTTCCCGTCACCGGGTACACCTCTGCTGAGGCTAAGCAGGTTGTCGACGGCTTGATCGCCGCCCTCAACGCCAGCTCCGGTGCCCTCATCACCAAGCTTCTTGGTGGTGAGAACTGATCTCTGTCTGAGTCTCGCCTTTTGGCGTGACTGGTGAGGACTAAGGCTACGGACTCGACCACCCCCATGAGGAGGGATCGATGAAAAGCCTTATGTTGCTCTGGAAGAGCGCCCTGGATGAAACTGGGGCGTGGTGTCGCACTAGCACCGCTCGAGACTATAAGTACGCCTCGAGCCGGTTCGAACACGAAGGAGTGTCGTTCTTAACGATCACTCTGCCAGCCTTCGGTAAAGACCTCGAAAAGGCCCTTTCCGATGGTTGCGTCGCTCCCAACATGTTTCTTGGTTTCAAGAGACGTGCAAGTCTCCCCCTATTTTTAGGAGGTTTCTTGGAGCTTGTGTTCGACCGTGGTACTGGTTTGTTACTCGATGAGCCCTTGATCGATGCGATCAATGCCATTCGCCAGCTAACGCTGATGTTCGGCAAGATCCGACTAGAGTGTAACGATGCTCGAAAGAATCAAGCGATCTCGTCTTTCATCGAGTGTGAGAAGGAGCTTCGAGCCAGCGACGCTGCACGGACTAGAGTCCATGATCTGGACTTTGTGCGCGTTTCTGGTTTGCTGCTGGATAGGGTTCTTGCTCGTGTCGATCGCAAGATCGGCTACGGGCGAGGACTGCTACCAAAGCACGGTCCTGGTAAAACGGCCGACAGACTTGACGGAAACCAAAAGTACCGTCAAAACCTGTGGACGTCTCGCCTAGAATCCGTATTCCCGATGGATCAGTATCTGATCCCGAATGCCCGCTACTGGCGGGATCTGGAAGAAGTGAAGCTCCTCGAACCTGGAAAAGAAATACCCGTAAGGATAGTTCTTGTTCCAAAAACGTTGAAAACACCTCGAGTCATCGCGATAGAACCGACGCATATGCAATATATGCAGCAGGCTATCGCCAATGAACTCAAGGCTGAAATCCGAAGGGATGACCTCCTTCGGCGTTTCATCGATTTTGAGGACCAGACCCCTAATCAGGATCTGGCTCGAGACGGCAGCCTTAACGGCTGCCTTAGTACTCTCGACCTGAGTGAGGCCTCTGATCGTGTTTCCAATCAGCTAGTTCGACTCATGTTGTCCGGTCACCCTCATATCGCAGAGGGTGTCGACGCAACACGTTCTCGCTCGGCTGACGTACCGCGCCACGGAGTTATCCGTCTCGCTAAGTACGCGTCTATGGGTTCAGCCCTGACATTTCCGGTTGAGGCACTCGTCTTCTTGACGTGCGTCTTCATTGGAATTGAGCGCGGGCTTAACAAACCATTAACCCGCAAGGTCATTTCTGACTACGCGGACCAGGTCCAGGTCTACGGGGACGATATCATCGTTCCTACAGACATGGTGCAGTCGGTTATTTCCGTTCTCCATGAATATGGATTCAAGGTGAACATGAACAAGTCTTTCTGGACTGGAAAGTTCAGAGAGTCTTGTGGGAAGGAATTCTACGATGGCCACGATGTTGCTATCGTGCGCGTACGGGATCTCCTTCCCCGTAACCGCCAAGACGGCAAGCGAGTAATCGCTGCAGTTGCCCTCAGGAATAACCTTTATCAAGGTGGCCTTTGGACGACCGCAAAGTGGATGGATAACTGGATCGCTAGTGTCCTCGGACACAAGCGATACCCAACTGTCGCACCCACCTCGCCTGTGTTAGGCCGACATACTCTATTACCTGTCGAAGGTGATAGGATATGTCGCGACCTACAGCGCCCTCTAGTCAAGGGCTATGTAGTTAGAGCTAAGTCACCAGCATCTCCGTTGGATGGCAGAGCTGCCCTACTCAAGTACTTCTTGAATAGTAACGGTGTAGAACCCGTGCTAGCCGAG